ACATTCTTTTGTAAATCTGTAGTGGCCGCGACAGCGGACACCGCCAACTAAAGGAGTGAAAAACTATGGCGGATACCAGAGAACTTTATATTAAAACGAAAGTAGAAGATATGATAGTTTACGGGAATATTTGCTTAAAACAGTTTCCGAAACATGAACGATACGCCCTTGCTTCGGAAATAAGGCTTTGTATGTACCGTATTCTGGGAATCGTCATAGAAACTAATCATAAGCACTACAAGAAAACTACGCTTACCGAACTGGACATAGAAGTAGACAAACTACGGTCTTATCTTCGTCTATCAGTGAACCCAGAACTTAAGTATTTATCTGTAGATAAGTATGGAAACTGGGCGGCCATGGTAGACGAAATCGGCCGTATGGTCGGTGGTTGGATACAGTCGGTAAGCAAATAAATACTTAGGGTACATGACATTAAATGTGGCTTCTTCCGCGGTGGGAATTGGAACAACACGTCTAACGCTGGCGTTTTCTATCTGAATGGCAACAACCCGCGTTCTAATTCCAATGACAACATTGGCTTCCGCCCCGCTTAACCTGGAAATCCTCTAGTCTACAGCTTAAGGGCTGTAACACGCGACCAGGTAAAGGGTTATGTATCCTTGCTGCAAAACAGTACGTAGCAGGGAATCTTACTTACGAAAGATATAACAGCACGTTACAGTCTTATATGGGTATGATGAAACATAACGACTGTTACCGCTTTAAAATGCAGCTGTTAGAAGACGTAGAAACGATAATAAATGAAAGTGGGGTAGCAGCATGACCGGAGATACAACAATGTCTTTCGCTTTACTTATCGCCCTTGTTACGATCGCCTGTACTGTATATAACACACTTACGGGTAAAAAATCGCAGAGCCAGAAAGACGTAGATCAGCAGATTAAGGAAGCCACCCAGAAGGTGGCAGCCGATACGAAGATCAGTCTTAAGCTGGACCAGATAGGGTACGACGTAAAATCAATTAAAGAAGACATTAACACGACCAAAAAAGAGGTCCGGGAACTTGACAAAAAAGTAGCCCTTTTGGACGCTTCGATACGTTCCGCGCATAAACGTATGGATAGCGCCGGTATCGGTAGGGCGGACCTTATAGAACATATTGAACATGAGAAAATAGAAAGGAATGAACATCATGGCGAATAAAAAAGTACAGCAGCTTACAGCTGTGGAGAATGAGCAGAACGACAAGAGTAAAATTAACTGGAAAGTCAGAATTAAAAATAAGGCTTTCTGGCTGGCACTTATCCCGGCGGTACTTCTTCTTATCCAGGTTATCGCTTCGGTCTTCGGTTACACCCTTGACCTGGGCGACCTGGGTAATAAATTGCTTTCCGTCGTGGAAGCCCTGTTTATGGTTCTTTCTATTCTTGGTATCGTGGTAGACCCAACTACCGACGGTGTAGGGGATAGCAAACAGGCACTTACTTACACAGAACCGAAAAAATAATTACTGATCTGACGCCGCGCGGGGCGTCTTTTTCTTTTGGAAGAAAGGAACTTTTAACATGAAAAAAGAAAACATTACAGTATTACGAAAAATTCTTTACGCTGTAGAATCCGGCGGCCAGGTCTATGGAAAACAGAACTACGGCGCTTTTGCCGGTGTCGGCGCGAATACAGAAAACGAAAAGGCTATTACGATCGGCGCGGGCCAGTGGTACGCCGAAGAAGCCCGTACACTTCTGCTTAATATTCAGAAGAAGTACCCAAAAGAGTTTAAGAAGCTGGATACGGCCGGTATCGCAGCTGACTTAAATAAAAGCTGGGGAACCTACGGGGTAACGAAGACTTCCGCGAAAGGTAAATGTATTATCACTATCATTACTTCCGCTGGCGGTATCAAGTGCCAGGACGCTTTAATGGAAACACAGATTAAAACGTATGCCGCTTCGATCGAAAAGAAGTATGGAAGCTTAAGCGACGACGCTATGATGGAATGTATTAACATTATCCACCAGGGCGGAAGTGGACCGCGAAGACAATCTACGCGGCACTTTGCACCGACCCGGCGGACAAGTCCAATAATAACCAGGTCGGCGACTACGTAACACGTCAGAAAGTCGTGTACGGCTTTATCACGAAATACTGTAACAAGGAAGGGGTTAATACTATGGGATATTCCAGACAGGCTGTAGCTGATCTTGTTAATTCCTGGGTAGGAAAGAACGAAGCAGACGGCAGTTATAAAACAATCATTGAGATTTACAACAGTTATAAGGGGACTTTCCCGCGCGGTACCAAAATGGACTATAGCTGGCCGTGGTGCGCTTGTACCTGGTCCGCAGCGGCTATTAAGCTGGGTTATACCCCGATTATGCCTATCGAAATTTCTTGCTACTATCTGATCGAAGCAGCTAAGAAAAAAGGTATCTGGATTGAAAACGACGCACACGTACCGAAAGTAGGTGAAGGGGTTCTTTACTACTGGAAAGATGGTATGAACTTCGCTACCACTGACTGTACAGGTGTTCCAGATCATGTAGGTACTGTAACAGAGGTTTACGAAAAAGCTGGTTACTTCGTCGTGACAGAAGGTAACTACAGCAACGCTGTTAAAAAGCGTACCTTGTTAATTAACGGTCGCTATATCCGTGGCTTTATCAGTCCGAAGTATACCGACGATACAGTTACACCGGTTACCCCGGCAGCTGGAAAAGACCTTACTACGGTAGCCCGTGAAGTGATCTTAGGCGTATGGGGAAATATGCCGGAACGTAAGACGAAACTGGAAGCCAGCGGTTATAATTTCACTGACGTACAGAACAAGGTAAACGAACTTCTTAACAAGAATGTTCCTACACCTTCTAAACCACAGAATACGGGTGTAACAAAAGTAGTAGCGGGTTCTGGGGCTGCAAGCTTCGACAAGTCCCTTGCTGGTTCCTACGTTACGACGACCGGTTTATATATGCGTCACGGTGCCGGTAAGAATAAACGCGCTATGGTTCTTATTCCAGAGGGTACAAAAGTACAGAACTACGGATACTACACAAGCTATAACGGTACAAAATGGCTGTATATCCAGGTTACACTTAACGGTGTGCAGTACACAGGCTTTAGCAGTAAGACATATTTAAAGAAACAGTAAGATAGGTGGGCGGTTACTTCGGTAACCGCCTTCTTTTTTTGTTGTCCGAAAGTATAAAGTTGTCTTATTGACAAATTATAAAACATATCATATACTTGTCTTGTAGACAAAAATATACTTTAAGACAACGAAAGGAAGGTAGCCTATGCAGAATAATAAAACATTCTATAAAAGATATTCCACAAGGGAACAGGCTGTAGACTTCGCGGAAAAATCCCAGGGAACTATACAGGAAGACGGCTGTACTGTAGCCTTTGACGCGTTCTACAGCATATCTAAGGCGCTGTTTAATGTGAAGTCTGATAAGTACCGTGTGTATATCAGAATCCGCCTTGCAAATGGAAACCCACTTACATATATCGTAGCCGCTAAACGTTCAAAGGACGCCTACGATATGGCAAAGAACAGAGTGAAAGAAGGGTGGTTTTAATGCCGGGAAACACAAAGAAACATAGACGCGGAAACGGGGAAGGTAGCGTATACCAACGTAAAGACGGAACCTGGGCGGCGGTTCTTACGGTCGGTGTTAAGCCAGACGGTAAACCAGATCGGAAGTTTTTGTATGGAAAGACCAGGAAAGAAGTAGCGGATAAGCTTAGAGAAGCACAAAATAAGCTTGACGCTGGTGTTATCCCTGGGGGCGACAATGTTCTTTTTAGTACGTGGGTAATGAACTGGTTAGAAGTTGTTATAAAACCCGGTATTAAAGAACGAACCTACATAAATTATAAGGCATCTATAGAAAAACATATTATACCTGGTATCGGACGATACAAGCTTAAGGACATTACAGACGACGTAATACAAAAATACTTGAACGACCAACAGGAACATGGAAACCTTAAACTTGAAATTAACGACGACACAGGCGAAGCGGCACCGTCCCACGGACCTGTAGCGGCGTCTTCTCTTATCCAACAGCGACGACTTATTATAGCTGCTTTAGAATACGCTGTAGACAAGGGACGTATAAATAGAAACCCTGGAAAAAAGACAAGGCGGCCAAAAAGTAAACCGAAGACAAATAATATACTTACAGACGAAGATATGGAAACACTAGGTATTAAAGGAACGAAGTACCGTTATTATCCGGCGTATATGCTGACACTTACTACAGCTTGCAGACGTGGCGAAATACTTGGCCTTGACTGGCAGCACGTAGATATAGGGATACCCTGGACAACAGTAGACCGGTACTTTCCCTGGGGCGATATAAAGAAGCTTCCTAAGTGGGACACGAAAGCCTTAAAAACACTTCTGGAAGATCATAATATTACACTGGGGGACGGATACTTACGGCTTGTGTATCAGATGGTAGACGACAACGGTACCCCGTTTAGGGACGAACTTAAAACTGATCTGTCCAGGCGTTCCCTTATGATTACCGAAGAAATGGTTCTGCTTCTGATCTTCTGGCGGCTGATACAAAATACAGAAAAAAAGAAAGCCGCAGAAAGAGGGATAGAGTACAACCCGGACAACCTGGTATTCTGTACCAGGAAAGGGACTTACATTTACCCTAGAAACTTTACAAAAATGTGGAGTGAAAACCTTCGATCTATGGGTATCGACCACAAACGTTTTCACGATCTACGCCATACGGTAGCTACAGTTATGCTGGAAGACGGCGAAGCTATGAATACAGTACAGGAACAGCTAGGACACTACGACGCTGGCTTTACAGCTTCCAGATATGGACACGTTACCGCTAAAATGAGAAACAGTGCAGCTGTAAAGCTTGGCGAACGTCTGGAAAAGGTAAGGAACCCAGAAGCAGAGGACGAAGAAAGAGATACCAGCGTAAAGAAGGAAGATACCATTATTACTTTCCAGGAAGGACACAAGCTTAAGTCCGCCGCCTGTAAAATTAAATAGTGGACAAAAACGCCGACGCTTATTATAATTGTCTATAAGACAAACGAAAGGGGTGGAAACAGTGATAGGCAAGAACATACAATTTTACCGTGATCTTCGCGAAATGAAAGGGAAAGACCTGGCCGCGAAGGTAGGGTGTTCCGTCGGCGCTTTGTCCCATATAGAGAAAGGAAGCAGACAGCCCAGCGTAGATATGTTATACAAAATAGCTGACGCGCTGGACGTTTCCGTTATAAACCTGGTACTTGACGAAAAAGAAATAAATAGATTTTACTATGACGACGCTGTAAAAGCGTTCCACCCAGGAAGCGAACAGCTTAACCGTGTCCTGGATATTCTGAAAAAGGATAACGCCGCCTGGTCGGACGCGAAACGTATAGCGATCGTAAACTTAGACGACGTGTAGCAAACTGTAGTAAAAATGTAGTAAAAGGAGATTTTAAACAATGAAAAATGCTTATAATACCAGTGCTTACGGGTCCTTCGCTTACGTCTACGATCTGTTCATGGACAATGTAATATAGCCATTTTAAAAGCCCGGAAACATAGCGTTTCTGGGCTTTTTCTCTGTATTCTGTAAATGTTCCGTTGTCCTCTGTTATCCTCTGTTTACCCCTGTTTTCCGCGGCTTTGTAGTAGAAACTGTAGTAAAATTCGTAGTAGAAAATCAGTAAGAAACTACAGCATAAAAGACCTTTATTATATACATATAATAACTATATATACAACTATATAATAAATAAAATATATAATAAAGATTAGTATATATAATATAAAGTGTATCTATTTTTCTTTTAGGGGGTATTGTTTTTTAACTCATTTTCTTATTCGTTTTACGAGTGGGTTTTCTATACCCCCTTCTTTAAGTTCTTTAAAGATTTTTCGACCTTCCTTACTGCTGTAGGTCTTTTTCTTTATCCTCTGTTGTCCTCTGTTATCCTTTGTTATCCGAAGTAAGCTAGTTTATGGCGTTGTCCTCTGTTATCCTCTGTTTACCCTTTAGGCGTTCCAGGTGTGGCCGCAGTTCTGGCAGATACATACGGTCTTGTTCTTAAACTTTGTCTTCTCATTTCCTTTTGACTTCTTCCATACCAGGTTAGACATACCCAGGGTACATATAGCTGTAAGTCCACGCGCGGTATTATTGATATGACCACCCAGACCGTTACCATGCTTCTTAGTCTTTCCTTCTACCTGTACCAGATCGACACTAACATTTTCGCTTTTACATTTTGGACATTTCATAATTTTTATCCTCCTAAGTGTTTTCTTTTATTATATCACCCAACGACGACAAAGAAAAGACCCTACAACTTTGCAGCTGTAGGGCTTTCCTGGGTAATTGCGTTCTTCCGAACTGTAGCACTATTCTTTTACGTATTCCATTATGTCTTCTGGCTGGCAATCTAAGAAGGCACATATTTTACAGATCACTTCTGTATTTACTGGTTCGCCTTTTGATAGTTTAGCCAGTGTTGGGGAAGAAATTATTTGAAGTAAATCTGTTTTTTTCATTCCCCTACGGGTAAGAAGGTCAAATAACCTATAATACCTAAGTGGCATTTTTACACCCCCTTTCTGATATTAGTATACGCTAATATAATATAAGCGTCAACTAAAATATTTTTAATTTTTGCTAAAAAACCTATTGACACAAATATTAACGTATGCTAATATAATGTCAACGAAAGCGAAATAAACATAAATGAACACTAAGAAAGGAAGGTATAGGTATGAAAAGAATACAGGATATGAGGAACGAACTTAAGGAGATGGCAGAAAAGGAAGCTATGAAGCTTTGGAGACTGGCACGTAGAGCAGAGAAGAAAGGCTGTAGCGGAACACTGGTAGCGGAGATCAGAGAAGAAGCCAGCTGGTTACACACCACAGTACAGGCTTACCCAGAGCGTATAATTTCCTGGGACTTTGAATATAAGCACAGATACAGTTTTAGATTAGGGGGTAAATAATTATGGCAATCACAAATGCCACCGGAAGAAAGGAAGTAAAGATATGAACAAGGACGCATGGTATCAGTATTTTACAGAGTGCGAAGCGGTTACCGATCGCAACACCGAACTGGTGGAAGAAAAATTTAAAGAGTGTGAGGCTTATACAGAACAGGTGTTAAAGAAGACATACCCGGAATGTGGGGTAGTCTTTACCAGACACGCCGAAGCAATTAAGGCCGGCTACTTTACGATCTGGATAGACATCGGAAGCGTTACACATAAAAACATTAAGCTGGAAGACTGTGGTATTAAACCAGTAGAACTTAACAGCTATCCAGTAAGACCAGATCAAGCTTAAGGGGGTATATATGAGAACAGTATATAAGACAAAATACTACACAGTAAAAAAGGACGATAGCGGACCTACCCCGAAGTATCTTATCTACCGTGATGGTGTAGAGGTTAAAAAGTGTTCTTCCCAGGTGGAAGCGACTATGTGGGTATCCAGACAAAGGGGGCGACAAAATGAACATTGATAGCATGATACAGGGAAATCCCCAGGTGCTTGTTACTTCGTATAACGGCGTTCTGGTGGCGGACAGCTTGGAAGTAGCGGACCGGTTCGGGAAGCGCCATACTCACGTATTAAGAAGTATCGACGACTTAATAAACCAGTTAGAAAGTCAATCGACCCAAAATTGGGCTGATTACTTTATACCGGACGATTACCAGGACAACAAAAACCGAACACAGCGAAGATTTAAACTTACCCGCGACGGCTTTAGTCTTCTGGTAATGGGATTCACTGGACCAGCTGCTTTACACTGGAAGCTTTTGTACATTGAAGCCTTTAATAAAATGGAACAGGCACTACGAAGCAACGTAGACATACGCCAGCTGGTAACACAGATCACGACCGACGTACTTCGTACTGTTCTTCCAGATATTCGACAGGCTGTAGAGCCACCGCCAGAGATCGAAGACGGAAGGGTACACAATTCCAGACGCTTAGACTTCCTGTATGGGAACGACGAAGCCTTACCGAACTTCCTTACTGTGTACGACATACGGGACTACTTAGGGATTGGACAGCGCCAGGCTTACGAACTGGTAAAAAGTGAAGGGTTCCCGGCGAAGAAGTTAGGTAATTCCTACCGGATACCGAAAGACGACTTCTTAGACTGGGTTAAGAAACAATAGAAAGGGGTGTTAAGAAAATGCTTTACAGCGAGTTCTTAAAGGGTACGCGGGCGCCGGAAACGCCCGATACCTACGATCAGTTCCAGATTATAGGACAAATTTATGAAGATTGCGAAGGAATGACAAAGGAAGAAGCTTACCGTATCTGGAAGCAGACCTACGGCCGCGAACTTAAACGCCGTGAACTTCGCCAGCGGGAACGCCTGGAACTTTTAATTAACCGGGAAGACTATGATAGCGCCGATCGACCACACCGGGCAGCGATCTACCACGAACTTAGTACCCTTTTCTGGGCGGCATATTACAATAAAGACGGTAGCCGGTGCCGCCTTGCCACGGAAGGGCGCTGTTTTACAGACGTATACGGTATTACCTGGATACTGCGATACGACGGAAGGTACCCGAACGGGAACACGATCTTTAAGTTATGCGCTGTAGTCCGTGGGCGTATGCTGGATACCGATTTTACAAACTGAAAGGGGGTATTCTAGTGGAATGTGCAGTAGTGATAGTGGAAAACGGCTGTATCGTGATCTATAAGAGTGACGACCGTTTGAAGCTTGAAAAGGAAGTGATACGGGCGAAGAAATCCGGTTTTCCTTACGCCATAATTGTACCGCGTGACGCCAATACTACAGTTTAAAAATATTTTTCTGTGACAGAGGTAAACAGGGGATAACAGAGGATAACGACGACACACGGCGGAAGTTATAAAAATTGTCGTGAAGACAAGTCGTATTTGTATCCTTATATTTTACACTGTATAATTGTCACACAGACAAATAAACAAGTAAAACCGTCACAAGGACAACGGCAAAGGAGAGAAAAAAGCAATGAACAAAGTAAAGTATTACAGACTTATTAGTGGTCTGTTACTCAAAGACCTGTCAGAGAAAACAGGGTTATCCGTGGGGCATTTATCCCATATTGAAAACGGTAATAAGCAGCCGTCTAAGTCCGCTATGGAATCTATAGCGTTAGCTGTAGGAAGTACGGTACCAGAAGTCTTTTATACGCCGCTTACGGCAGAAGAAAAAGAAGAAATGGAACACCTGGGCGACGAGGTAGACAATGGCTAAAGCCAGAGAACCGAAAGTATTTAGAAGTATGGACGATCTGCCTTTAATGCTTACGCCATACGACTTAATGGACTTTCTGGGAAAGGGCCAGCGACAGACCTACGAACTTATCCATAGTGAGGGCTTCCCGTATGTACAGGACGGCCCAAAGATAAAGATACCTAAGTGGCTGCTTATAGAATTTATAAATGAGAAAGTAAGGAAGGGGGAACCTTTGTAATGAAAATCCAGGAAGTGACGATAGAAGGTTATCAGTCACACACAAATAGTACCTTTCGTCTTTCCCCTGGTCTGACGGTCATTACCGGACCGTCGGACGCCGGAAAGACAGTGATCATAAGAGCGCTTCGGTGGTTCGCTTTTAATGAGCCGACCGGGGAAGCGTTCTTACACACAATCCGTAACCCGGACGGGTCAGTTAAAGAAGCTGTAGACCAGGTTAAGGTATCCGTAACATTTGATAACGGTATCACGATCACGAAGACCCGTAGAAAGGGTAAGACGACCTATACACACAGCGCTTTTCCTACAGCGTGGGAAAAGGCAGAGATACCGCCAGAGATTAAGGAAACCCTGGGACTGGTAAAACAGCAGTACGGCGACTTTGAAACCTGTTTAAATTTTGCTTGGGTCAGCTTTGAGAATTT